TCCGCAGGAACGACGTGGGGTATCTTCAACTTTGACGAAGATCACGGAGCGCCGAACATCATCTTGTTGAATACTTATAAGAAGCGGGTTGAATACCCAGACCTGAAGAAGGACGTGCTGGAGGAGTACCGAGAGTATGAGCCGGACGGGGTTTTGATTGAGAAGAAGGCGTCTGGTGCGCCACTGATCTACGACTTACGGGCGATGGGGATCCCTGTGCAGGAGTACACGCCTAGTAAGGGTCAGGACAAAATTGCCCGCCTGAACTCAGTCTCGGACATAATTGCGTCGGGCAAGGTATGGGTTCCGCGCACGCGGTGGGCCGAAGAGCTAGTCGATGAGATTGCAGAGTTCCCATCTGGCGAGCATGACGACTTGGTTGACGCGACAACTCTGGCCCTCATGAGGTTTAGGCAAGGCGGGTTCTTACGTTTGCCAACGGATGAACCAGAAGAAACAACGTATTTCAGGAGCCGCAAAAAAGAGCGGTTCTACACAGTGTAAGGACACATCATGTTAGACAAAGCACTTTATCAAGCACCTCAAGGCATCACCATGCTCGAAGAGCCCGATATTGAAATTGAAATTGAGAACCCAGACGAGGTAAGTATTGGTCTGGGGGACATTGAGATTGACTTGAAGCCTGAGAAAGAGACGGCCAAGGACTTTGATGCCAATCTTGCGAACTTCATGGATGACGGTGACTTGGATACTCTTGGCCAAGAGTTGATAGAAGATTTTGATAAAGACACCCAAGACCGCAAGGAGTGGATCAAAACTTATGTTGATGGCCTGAAACTGTTGGGCTTGCAGTATGAAGACCGCACTGAGCCGTGGCAAGGGGCTTGTGGCGTGTTTCATCCCATGCTTACAGAATCAGTCGTGCGTTTTCAGTCTGAGGCAATGATGGAAACATTCCCTGCTATGGGGCCTGTGAAGACTCAGATTGTTGGAGCCGTTGACTTGTTGCGTGAAGAGGCTGCTGCCCGCGTGCGCGAGGACATGAACTATCAGTTGACCGAGGTGATGACTGAGTACCGGCCAGAGCACGAGAAGATGTTGTGGTCACTCCCGTTGGCGGGCTCGGCGTTCAAAAAGGTGTACTACGACCCCAGTAAGGGTCGGCAGATGGCGGTGTTCATCCCCGCTGAAGACATCGTAGTTCCATACGGCGCAAGAGATTTGGAAACAGCCGAGCGGGTCACGCACGTCATGCGTAAGACTGAAAACGAGGTGCGCAAGTTACAAGAAGCTGGGTTCTACAGTGATGTGGAGCTGGGCGAACCCGGCTACGAGCTGGATGATATTGAGAAGCAGAAGGCCGAAGAACAAGGCATGTCTGCGCTTAACGACGATAGGTATCGCATCCTCGAGATGCACGTTGACTTGGACTTGCCCGGATACGAGCACAAGGACAAGAAGGGTGAGGAGACTGGGATTGCCCTGCCTTACGTAGTTACCGTGGAAAAGGGAACCCGCAAAGTTTTAGCCATACGGAGGAATTGGTACGAAGATGACGAACTACACATCAAGCGACAGCACTTTGTTCACTACCAATACATCCCCGGTTTTGGCTTCTATGGTTACGGCCTTATCCACCTTATCGGCGGGTACGCGAAAAGCGCGACGATGCTCATCCGCCAACTCGTGGATGCAGGAACACTTTCGAACTTACCCGGGGGCCTCAAATCTCGTGGTCTCCGCATCAAAGGTGACGATACACCTATCCAGCCCGGAGAGTTCCGAGATGTAGACGTCCCAAGTGGTTCCATCCGCGACAACATTCTGCCTCTGCCGTACAAGGAACCAAGTCAGGTTCTCTTTGCTTTGTTCCAGAATATCGTCCAAGAGGGCCGTGCGTTTGCCTCAAGTGGCGATATGAACGTGTCCGATATGTCGAGCCAAGCTCCTGTGGGTACAACTCTGGCTCTGTTGGAGCGTACTCTCAAGGTGATGACAGCGGTCCAAGCCCGTCTGCACTACACCATGAAGCAGGAGTTTCGTCTGCTCAAGGTCATCATCGCCGACTATACGCCCGAGGAGTATGACTACGAGCCAGAAGACGCAGGTCGTAAGGCCAAGAAGTCGGACTACGACAGCACAGATGTAATTCCTGTCAGTGATCCCAACGCTGCGACGATGGCGCAGAAGATTGTGCAGTATCAAGCAGTTCTTCAGTTGGCTCAGTCTGCACCACAACTCTATAACTTACCTCTGCTGCATCGTCAGATGATTGAGGTGTTGGGCATTAAGAACGCGGCCAAGCTTGTGCCGGTGGAAGATGACCAAGTGCCGACTGACCCAGTGCAGGAGAACCAGAATCTGTTGATCATGAAGCCGGTTAAGGCGTTCATCGAACAAAACCACGAGGCGCATATCCAAGCACACATGGCGGCAATCCAGAATCCGAAGATTCAACAGTTAATGCAGATGAACCCGATGGCGCAGCAGATCATGGCCGCAGCTATGGCTCACATCAACGAGCACATTGCGTTTGAGTACCGCAAGCAGGTGGAGATGGCCATTGGTATGCCGCTGCCCAATGAAGAGCAGAACAAGCAGGTTCCTCCAAACATGGCCGATCAGATTGCCATGATGACTGCCCAAGCGTCACAGCAGTTGACTCAGCAAGCTCAACAACAAGCTGCGCAACAACAAGCTCAGCAGCAGATGCAGGACCCCATCGTCCAGATGCAGATGCAAGAACTCCAGATCAAGATGGAGGACTTGAAGCTCAAGCAGCAAAAGCAACAGATCGACGCCGCTGCCAAAGCAGACCAGCTTCGTATCGAAGAAGCCCGCATCGAGGCGCAGAAAGAAATCGCGGCAATGCAAGTGGGAGCCACCGCAGCCGCTGCAAAAGACAAGCTCTCCAAACAAATGGAGATGGAAGGAGTTCGTATGGGCATAGACGCTGCAAAACACCGCGCTCAAATGGCCATGCAAAACGCGCAACGGGCAGCGCAACGAAACCAGCCTAGCAACAAGAAGGAGAATAAGTGAACGAGTACAAACTACTTGGTCCAATTTTTAACGAGATCCGCAAGCTGAAACAAGAGCGAGAAGCTTTTGTGGCGGCTGGGCGCTGCGATCACATTGAAGAGTACCGAAGAGTCTGCGGAGTTGTCCAAGGTTTGAACTACGCAGAGAACATCATTGAAGACCTTGTGCAAAAAATGGAGAAAGCTGATGACTGAATTTGACGTTGCTGCGGTTGATCTGACCGGCATTTTGAACAAAAGCGCCGAAGAAAAAGCCAAACAATTGCCTGATCCCAAGACTTTCCGTCTGTTGTGTGTTGTTCCAGAAGCTATGGAAGAGTACGCTGACAGCGAGGTTGGTCTACTCAAAGACTCGAAAACCATGCACTACGAGGAAGTACTGACCCCAGTACTGTTCGTTATAAAGCTTGGCCCCGATGCTTACAAAGACACTACCCGGTTCCCAAGTGGACCGAGCTGTAAGGAAGGTGATTTCATCATCGTCCGCCCCAATTCAGGCACTCGCCTGAAGATTCATGGCCGTGAGTTCCGCATCATCAACGATGACAGCGTGGAAGCGGTTGTGGAGGACCCCCGTGGTATCACGCGTGCTGCATAAGGAGTAACACATGGCAACAAAATTTGATGAGATTTATGAGTTTCCCGACGAGCTAGAAGCCAAGAAAGCTGCTGCTGAAGAGGACAAACTTGAGATCGAGATTGAGGACGACACCCCCGCCGAAGATCGTGGTCGCAAGCCTATGAAAGAACCTGTCGAGGATGTATCCGACGATGAGTTGGCTACCTACGACGAGAAAGTTCAGAAGCGGATCAAGAAGTTCACCCGTGGTTATCACGATGAGCGACGCGCCAAAGAACAAGCACTGCGCGAGCGCGAGGCCACTGAAGCCTATGCACGCCAGATCATTGAAGAGAACAAACGGCTTCAACAACAGCTTTCTAATGGAAGTAAAGTACTAATTGAACAGTCTCAGTCGGGCGCACAGCTCCAACTGGAAGCCGCCAAGAAAAAGTACAAAGAAGCATACGAACTGGCAGACGTGGACGCCCTAGCAGAAGCCCAAGCAGAAATTGCCAAAGCTACTCTGCATATGGACAAAGCCTCTGGGATGAGACCTATTGAGGTTGAAGAACGTCAGTATCAG